TCCTCCTTAAGGTCTACATAGTGATTATTAACTATTTTCACGATTCGTACTCTGTATAACTTTGCTTTCATAACTTTAATACTTTAATTGGTTTTTGATATTGCAAAGGTACGAATAATTTTTGAACTACCAAACATTTTCGGAATTTTTTTTAAAATATTATTCTACGTCGAAATCACTAAGCGCGCTAAACTCTTTCCCCTTCGCCGATTCCGGTACTAGTTTAGGCAGTCCGGCGCTAGTAGTGATGAATTGCCCCAACGTATCGGCAAACCTCCGTTTTCCTATCATCTTCTCAAGCTCCGTTAAGCTCTTTAACTCGGAAGGCTTTAGAATTTCTTCCGGCTTGTACATTAGCGAATACAGCTTGTTTTCTACGGCTTCCGTATCGGTGAACTTTCGGGTAGTTCTGCCCTCTATAAGCTTGTAACCTTCCCATTTTTTACCCGCCAACGCTTCATCATACACGTAACGGTTCAACGCCTCTAACCAGGACTTGTATTCGTCTATCTTGCCGATCATTCCGGTTATCTCGGCATCCGTCATAAGTTTGGGATCATTGTAAACCTCAAAGTCTGATGTTATGCTTTCGTATTGCTTCCGGCATATAGCCCGTGCGGGGCAAAACCTACACCAATCGCCGCAATTAAGATCACCTTTTCCGGCGAACGCCGTTTTAGCCTTTTCCATAACTTCACCTTTGCCCCAATCGAATAAATCGTTTATTGGCATCTCTACGCTATCGTAGTGTGCTAGACGGCATTGCCCTATTGTCATTTTAACGGTCTTGATTTTCTTTTGGGATTCGGGTGTAAGTGACTCGTAACAGCCTAGCGCGTACAACATCATTTGCGGATTTCCATTTGCGTAAACCTTAACGCCTGCGCCGTACTTCAAGTCGATAATGCGGATCTCCGTAGGCGATATCAGTTGAACGTCTACACTTCCGAAACATTCCGGCGCATATTTGGATATATCAACCTTCGACTCTAACAGCATACCCGCGTGCGATCCTGCTTTCTGCATCTCGTAGTGCTCCGATATTACGAAGTCTACATACTCGGACACGTACCGTACCATTTCCTGGCTAAAGTACTTGTTACCCTCCGCGCCTTCCGCTATCGGCAACTCATCCAATATATCGTATTTCCCGTCAAGGTATTGACTTAACGCGTATTCTGCCATCTCGTGGGCAAATGTTCCCTCTTCGGCGTATACGCTGTCCTTGCTGCCTAGTTCTTCCGCTAGCCGCGCGGATGGCGGGCAATTAAGCCACATCTTCGCGCGGCTAGGTGAAAGAATAGCGTGTGAACGCTCGCTGTGATTATTCATTGAGACCTGTTTTAATGTGTTCCATGAACGTAGAGAACATTTCGGGCTTCTTTTCAAGGGTCGGGAAATTAGGGCATCCCACCTTTGCGAATGCCTCCTGTATGAGATCTTTTCGCTGCTTGTTAAGTGCCTGCATCGCCAGGTCTCTACAATCTTTAATAGTTAGCGGTGTTTGTTCCGGCGCTGCTGCTTCGTCTTTTTTGGTCGCTTCGTCATTCACGGCTGCTGCTTCTTCGGTGGCTGCCGTGGCTTCTTCTGCTACCCGTTTAGCTTCTAATTTGGCGGCTTCGGCTGTCAGTCGGTCGGTCTCTTCCGGGCGTTCCGCTTCCAATTTCTCGGTGTCTTCTTTTTCTGCGGTGCGTTTGGCTACGGCTTTCGCTTTCTTTCTCGATCCTTGTCGCGGCGCGGGTTGTTCCGTTACATCTTCCCCGGTTTCTTCCGAAATCTGTTCCGGTTCTTCCACTGCGGGCGCTTTCGCCTTCATAGATGCGGTTTTCGCTCTCTCCTCGGCGATTATTTCCGCCACTGTCTTAACGGGTTGTTTTTCGGTTTCCGGCTCAACTGCGGGGCTTAAAACAGGCTGCGCCACATTTCTCGCTAAAGCGTTACAAAATTCAGCTACTAACAACATGGTGCTGCGGTTTTCGTTCTCGGTTGTAAATTCAAATGATACTTTCATAATTTTAAAATTTGTACTTGTTCAACACTTCGGTTTCAGACACACGGATTTTTCCCAATGCGTTTTTAATTTCAGTAATGTTTCCGATCCGCAATTGATAACGCAGAGCGTTTTCAGTTACGCCCACCATTCGGGCGGCTTGCGCTACGGTTAATAATCTGCCTTGCTCGGGCACTTTGTTTTTCAATTTTTCCATTTTGATCTAATTTTGGTTTAATAATCTTCTTGTTGTCATAACGCAGGCAAAAGTCTGTGAAGGCACGGCGGCGGGCGTTCTCGAATGTTCGGGAATAAAGCCCCACATTTTTTAGAATGTCGCCCCGGATACTGTATTTAAATTTTTCTCCGGCTAGTTCCCGTACTGCGTAGTGCTTGAAAACCTTCACAATCGAGATACCGCCACCCGTGCCAAAACTATCTTTCAACTCTGCGAATGACCGCCCTTTTAATTCCTTGCTCACTGCATCGTAAAAGAACCGATACAGGGCATTAATGTCTTTCGTTGCCATACAGGTAGTGTTAATTCGATTCTCCGCGCTGCGGAATAGAGTTATTTACTTTGTTGGACTTTTCAGTTGTAATTAAGGGTCACGGTCGTATAGCTTCGTTTCAGTGGAGACCACTCCGGTGTTTTAAAACGCTCTTGGGTACTGTCCGTGTTCCCCGACTCACGCCCTTTGGTTACGATTAGCGGCGTTCTCATTCCCTTAACTGCTGACAAAGATACGGCTTATTTTTGGAATACCAAACATTATACCAAAAAACTTTCGATTTTAACGTTTTATTAACGTTTCGGGGGTGTAATAGTGGTGTAATTTTGAACAAATACGCCTAACGTGCAATAAATCAGCACATTAGGCGCGTTGTAATAGATGTCATCGCATTTTTCTATGGAAGTATAAACGAAAAGGTAAATGTGGAACTCATAATTATGTGGAAAGTATATACAAAAATAATATTCCGTTTATAAGTTCACCCCAATATATCTATTACATCTATTACACTTGATATAACTATTTGATTTATAGAGGTGTTAGGTGTAATAGATAAAAAACCTTTCGCAATTACGCAATTATGTTAAACGCCTTATTTATAGCGTGTTAAGTGTAATCGCATTTTGGCAAAACGTAATAGGTGATCAGTCGATTTCAGCCGAAAATCGTAAATGCAGCTCCGTTTTCGGGTTTTTATTTGAAACGGTGGTCTTCGGTATCGGCTTTCCGACACGAAAAAACAAGAAGCGTTTTTGTTTCACATGAGTAACGACATCTAGCGTATCGACATTTTTAACCTCAATTTTTGTCGAATCCGGGCTGCTCTCAACTTTTACATCATTCCATCCGTCGAAGTAATGTGCGAATCTGTTAACTGATTTAACACTTTTATTCGTTTCCGGCTTCACGTTCGGGACGGTAACGGCTATTTTCGTCTCGGATTCCATCCGGTTAACCGCCTGTATATTCTTCAATTTGATGTCCATTTCCCTAACTTTCTTCTCTAGGTCTGCATTAAACAGCTCTAGTTCGGAATGCTTAAGGGTGAGGCGGCGCACCTCTTCGGCACTGTCGCCCGCCTTCGTCTTGTACTGCCGGGCGGTCTCCGTCACGGCTGTAATGTTGTTATCTAGCCGTGAAATTTCCGCCTTTTGCCGCTTAACCGTTCCGGTGAGGAACGCCACTAAACCAACTAGGACTAGCGCGGCGATTAATAGTATCTTGTTCATAGGTGTAATACCTGACGTTTAACGTTGTTCTCGTCATAGCTTATGTGAATCCATCTGTACCCCTTCTCATCAATCAGTTGGCAGAAAGGGAGATTAAGCGATTGCGCTAGGTTAAACAGTACTCTGTTCTCCGCCGGACTTCCGCCCGTTATGTCCGCCGCTTGTCCTTTTACATGTTGGGACGTCTTTACTCCGCCTACGGCGGCATTCAACGCTTCGGAACGGAATCCGCTATTAATGATTATCGGTTTGCCGTAGGCGTCCCGAAGGGGCTGCAATACCTTTTCAATTAGTTTTAGTAGGTTCGCTTTCTGAATCGCATCCGGTTGGTTGCTTATCTTTTTCGCCGTCGCCGTAGTTGATGCCGTCAACTCGTTTAAAGTGAAATTTGTCATTTTTTACGTTTTTGATGAAATCCAAATATTTCGTGTTAATAATCATGTCCAATATCTCAATAAATTCATTATCCGGCTGCAATACTTTGAAATTACGAATAATATTCTTAGCGTAGACGAGCGCAAACAACGTAGTAAGTAGCCGCAATATAGCGGTGTGATCTCCGGCGGGTTCTATCAGCCTAGCCGCCGCCGCCGTGAATCCTATAACTACGGCGGCTATCGCATACTCAAAGAATGCATGGAACGCCTTCCGGTGGCTATAATGTTCTCCCTGTTTCAGTCCGGCAAAAAGCCCGACTAAAAAATTGAGGATACCGAACAATATAATCAATCCGAAAAAAGTTTTAACGTCATTGGCTACTAATAGAATGAGCGCAAAAAATGAGATTCGCAACGTATCAAAAATTCCGTCCATTACTTTATTAAACATATTCTTGCTTGTACATTTTTACATTCGCAATTCTCAATGATTCCCGCCTTCCGCATCGCGGCTATTAGCGGTACTATAAACAAATCAGCTTTCCCCCGCTCGGCTTCAAACCGTTTCGCCCTGTTTATGTCCGGCACTATGTAGCTACCTAAATAGTTCTGTATCTTCACGCCGGAAGCGGTGCTCTGTTGTTCGCTTGTTTGCAGATAGCGGGCGAAGGCGTAGTAACACAGGATCGTATCCAATCCGGTAAACTCTGCACCGTCCTTCTTGTACAATTCGGGGCACGCCTCATATGTAACACATATCTGCGGGCGCGTGTCGAGTTGGTCGGCTTCATAGAAAGCCTTGTTTAGGTCTGAATCTTTAACGTCTGCTGCGACGTTAAACAATTCTCTTAATCTCTGTATTGGATATGCCATATTACTCTGTTATTTCGGGTTGTTCTGTGGTCTGTGCGGTTGCTTCCGGTGCATCCTCCAGGTCGTTACGTATCTCGGCAACTGATATATCAAAACCAAAAATATATGATAAGTCGCGGGATATTCTCATACGTACCTTATCTAAGGAACGGCGGTAAACTTTCTGCATCTCCTTGATAACTTCGCCCGAAGCATTCGAGAACGAAATAAGGGATGAATCAATAAGGGGGATCGGCACATTATAACAGGCTACCGCGATATCTTTGCGCAACGGCTCGTTATATGCTATGTAGAGATTTGATTCGATCGGCGTACCTACGTTATCCACGCGGATAAACGGTTTATCCGATATCCCTACCGCCGTATCCCGTACCGCCAATACCGCGCCCGATCCTTCTACTCCCATCATATCACGTATAGCGTCCCGGAACGCGTCTTGTTCCTGGTCGGTCTCAAAATCACCGTGCGAAACGATGCTGCATGCATGGAAGCCTCTTGTTAATACATTCTCTACATACAGGGCGTTCCCGTGTTCCGCCGCCATCTCTGACTGTACCGCATGAAACGGACTGATAGGATAGGGGGCGCGGGTGGAAAGGTTAGCATAATACAATTGTCCGGGGTGATTCTCGATTCCTCCGTACTCTTCGCATTCCTTAGCAAAATTATCGGGGTTGAATGTCGGGTATATTTTCCCCGTCTCGAATACGTTGGTGGACTTGATGCGTTCCCTATCCCAATTGTTGAACACTAACCATTTCTTTACTACCGAATTTGTTATGTAGTCTTCGTTGAGAACCGCGCGGACGTAACCGAAGGGGACGGGATAAACCGCACGCGGCTTATAGTCTCCACCGTATTGAACTATCAGAGCGTAGCCACGGAAGCGCGGAATGTCGGACGCTATGAACTCCAAAACGTCGTTCATATCCATGCCGTGACCGTTCGTGATGTTTGCAAACTCTTCATTTAAAAACCCCTCGCAAATGATGTTTTCCTGTGCCTTCTCGCAACACGCGGTCGCCGTCTTACTAGCATCTATTAGGTCGTTCAATCGCTGAGGGTACAAATTATCGCTGTCATAACTTACAACCCCTTCACTCTGCCGGGGCTGTAAGTTAAGCGCTTTTCTTACTAAGAGTTCTACTCTCTTTCTAGTTATCATTACGCTATGGGTTTTATTATTCTACGTCAAACTCTGCTAGATCTGCGGCTTCGGCTGCTGCCTTCTTTGCGGCGCGTGTGGCTGCTGCCTTCTTTGCGGCTTCGCTACGCTTAAGTGCTGCGGTTTCCTCCTCGCTCAACTCGGCTACGGGTTCAACGGGTTCAACGGGTTCAACGGGTTCAACGGGTTCAACGGGTTCAACGGGTTCAACGGGTTCAACAGGTTCAACAGGTTCAACGGGTTCGCCTAGTTCGGGGATCGTAACGGCGGGCGCTTCCAAATCAATGAAGTAATCACGGTACGCGGGTTCTTTTTCCATGAGTTCGAGCGCCTTCGCATCGTCGCAATTGAAAGCGCGGTATACCTTGCCGTCCTCGTGTGAATTGATGGTAAGGTTTGGCTTCATCACGTAACGGACGTGTTTGCCTGTTACATATTCGTTCTCGTACCATTTCTTTGCGAACTGTCTGTCAAAACCACATGACGCCTCCAACTTTAGATTTGTCATTCGAATGCAAAGTGCAATTATCTGTCCTATATCTGTCAACATATTAATTTATTTAATCGGTTTAAAACTAAGTTGCGACTAAGCCGCCGCAACTTTTAATTTATCGTAGGCGGTTTTTGTCAGCCCCGCCAATGTATCGCCTAAAGATGCATCGGGGGTTTTCAACGTGATGGTAGTAACCCCGTCCGTAGCGCTGTCAGTTGCTAGTTCGCTTGCTTCCAATCCTGCCAATGCCCCTGCAAGGTAGTACAATCCCGTAGTAGTTGATTTGAACGCCGCGCGGAAGTTTCCGCCTAACAATTGTTGACGAAGGACGGAAAAGCTAGCTGCATCCACGGTATTGGTAGACATCAGTTTAATTACAATACTGTGTTCCTCCATGTTGGGCGCAATCTCGCTAGTTTTGATACCGTCCGTGTACGAGATTGAATTACGTATCGAATTGACTGTAAAACCCTTCTTTCCCGTTTTCATCGTCACGGTAGCGGCGCCGTCAGCTATGGAAATTGTAGAAATGTCATCAGAGTTTAATAATACTAGCTCGTCCACATTTCCCACGCCCCCGATAACGGCGAAGTTCGCGCAATCGAAAAGTATGTCTTTATCTAATTTCTTTATACAAGCCATATTATTAAACTTTTACCGCCGCCGTACGAATTGAATCGTAGTGCGCCTTAGTTAATGTTAATCTCATTTCTCCCAAAACATTTTCGGGCGTTGCTAGCGTGATGGTGGTATATCCCCCGTTTGCGTTCGCGTCCTCCGAAACTGCATTAGATTCCATTCCATAGGTTACGCCATAAGCCCGGTAAACGCCTGTTTCCTTCATCTTAGCAAGTGCAATGAAGCGACCGTTAAGAATCGTGTTAACGATTACGGCGGCATTCGCGTCCTTATTGTACACGGTGAATATTACGGACTGTGTTAACGCCGTTGGGGCATTGTCGTTTGTCTTAAGTTCTTCCGTTGCGTTGATGGCTTTCTTAAGCCCTTCCACCAACACGCCCGTACCTGCTAAAGTGAGGGTTACAACACCCTCTTTTACTGCTGCGGTGGTGACATCCGAAGAATTTATAAGTATCATTTCTTCGATACCCGCCGCGCCGTTTTGGCAATTCGCTAGAATCGCCTTGCTTAATTTACTTATACATCCCATAATTACAGTAATTTAGCTGTTACAATAGTAGTCCATGCGGCACCAGCTAGTTTCATGCGAGATTCCCCGATAGCATCTTCCGGCGTCTTGATAGTTACGGTTGTGAACCCTCCGTTTGCGCTTGAATCAGTGTCTAATTGGGAAATCTCCAAACCGGAAACGACCCCTAATATCTGTTTATCAGCGTTCAGATCCGCGAACCTTACCGCCGCCATGAATGACCCCGATAACAGGGCTTTAACAATTAGTGCATCCGTGCCCGACTTTTTGTATAGGGTGAAAGTTAAGGACTGGTCTACACCCGCCCTCATATCACCCGATTTAAGGGCTTCAACCACTTTAACGCCTGCTTTGTAACACTCAACGGGAACGGTTTTCGCCCCCGAAGTGAGTGTTATTGTATCCATCGTATCAGATCCCGCGTTCAAAGTATATGCACTAACCTGTGACCGATTAATAAGGTACAACTCCGCAACGTTCACCGTACCGCCTTGACAGTCGTAGGATATTGCGTTATTTAGTTCTTTAATACATGCCATTTAGTTAGTATTTTAATGTTATTACTCGTTACGCTGTTTTGTCTACTGCAAGCTGCAAATAATCGGGTACTGCTAACATTGCATCGGCTGCAAATACAGTGGTACTGTAATATTTACGGTCTTTTGCATCGCGAATGAACGGGGAGATAAACAGATTTGCGTCCTCTAGAGCTAATTGGATATTATCTTTCGGAGTGAACGCGATAATAGTCTGCGTAGTAAGAGCGTCATTCTTGGCAGACGCCGAAACGTGTTCCATCTCATTAATGCGGTAACCTTCCAAGAAATAAACGGGTCTGCCATCCTCAAGGATCATTTGCGCGGTTGTGTTGTCCTTGCTTTGCAGAAGGTTTTTGTACGCACGCATAATATTACTAGTTACGAAGAACTCGCATTTGCTTCTGATATCGGAACGTTGATCGTCGATACAAGCTTTCATTTTTGCTAAAATGTCGTCAGTCTTCGTCGGGTCAACGGTTTTGATACTGATAGTAGACGCCAGCGCCTGCTTGATAATACCGCCGTTTTTAAATACTGTGTATTCGCCCTTTGTGTCGGAAGTCTTAAGCCCGTCCAACCATGAAAGACGCAACATATCAGCCGCCAATACGCGGAGGATCTCATTCTGCATGAACGCCGCCAAAGTAGTTTGGTCAAAATCGTCGGACAAATGTACACCTTTTGCAACCATTTTACCCCAAAGGTCTTGCAGACACACAACGATAGGTAATTCTATCTGCGCATGGTCGTAATACTTCACGTTGTCGACCATTGAACTATACTTGTATTCACTGTCACAACCCGAAGAACGGCGCACCGCCTTGTCTGCTGCTTTGAACGTAACTACGGGTGTGCCCTTCTCGATACCGGACATAACAGTAATGTTACGTTGGAGCGCTTCATCCTCGTTAAGTGTCAAGGAAATAACATCGTTTAATGTGTCAATGTTAAGTTTGTTTAAGTCTGTAAATGTAAAAGCCATAATCTTATAGTTTTAAATTGTTATTGATTTACCATTTCTTTCTGTTGGCTCTGAACGCTGCTTGAACCGCTTCGCGGCTTAATTTCGTTTCGGTCTTTTTCTCGGTCTTTACCTCTGTTTTGCCCGCCGGGGGAACGGGTGTTTTTCTTCCCAATTGCGTGCGGATCGCTGCGAGTTCTGCGGTGTATTTCGCCATCTCGGTTCTCACTGCTGCGGCTACCGCTTTAGAAAGTTCCTCCGGTGTCGGGGTTTTCTTCTTTTCATCGTCCTTCTTTTCATCGTCTGCCATTTGGTCGCCACTTCCCTGCTCTTCCCGTTTGGCTTCGTCCTCAACTTCTTTGACGTTGGAAATCTTTCCGTCAATGACTGACAAAATCATGTCCTCACCTTCTCCGATTGAAACGTAATAGTCGCCATCCGGTACGGGGTTGCCTTCTGCGTCGTGTACTTCGTCCCCTAGATCAGCGCTTTCCCCCTTTGCAATAATGGTAAGCAATTCCCCATCCTTTGTTGTAACGGTCTCCGTTGCTAGCTCGGTCTTTTTAGCCGACAACAAAGATGCTAGCTTTGTAAAAAATTTACTCATTTCATTTTGATTAAAATTGTTATTAAATAAAGATGATGTTGCGGCGGGTAATCCTACCAAATCCGCGCTAAATAGCTCTGTAACCTGTATAACGTTTGCCGTTAATGTTTCATCGTTGAATTCTTTAATGTCTAATTGATTTACTGAAACGCCCAAAAGTTCGGGTTCTTTCTCGATCATTGTTGCCATGAAAGTAAATTCGGACGGATACGCCTTTTCTAGGGCTTCGGACAAAATAAGATCCGCGTACACCGCCGTTTCATCCGATTGGAAATTTTCAAAGTGCCCTATATACCCGTCCAACAAATCATTTCCGTTATGAGTCCGGCGCGCGTGAATCGGGCGGGCGTTCCCTAGCTCGGTTAAAGACGGGAAGCAATCGGCGGAAATGACTATTTTATAAGTTTTTCCGTCTTTCTCTAAGCTGTTGGCGGTTTCGCCCGCTTCAATTATCCTTAATTTCTCAAATTTTTTCATATCGCTACAAAATTAGCATTTTATTTAAAATGCGTGCGGCATGGCACGGACGATTTACACGCCCGCCGCCACTATCACGCTATTATACTGCTCGTTCTCCGCGTTAATGTCGGTAACGGCTACTTGTGGGTTCGGGATGGCTGCAACACTATCGTACATTATGGATGCCAATTTCATCAGACTATTGTCGGATAGCGTCACGTCAGTCGGGAAAGAAACAGATCCGTTTCCGGTTACTTGTATTTTACCGCCATTCGCGTAACGGTACACGCCGGAAGATCCAAACGAACGCCCGCCGTACTCCATATTAAGCGCACTAAGCGCATTAATCGCTCTGGAAGCCTTCCGGTTAAGAATATACACGTTCTCGCCGCCTTCGGCTTCAAAACGTTGCCCATTGTCGCCTGTGAATGTAACACCGCCCTGTGAATGGGAAGCTCCGTAGATCTGTCCGCCCTTCGCGAATTTTCTCGTGTTGGTTGATATCTTCGTGTCCGGTTCTTTCGTCTTAACGATACTCATCACCTGTTTGAGTCCGGCGGCTATGACTATTGCAGCCTGCGCGATACCCCAAAAACCGCCGTCCGCTATTGCTTTAGACGCCCCTAGATATGTGTTAATCGTAGCCTGTGCCACGGCAAAAGCCTTTCCCGCCGCCGATTCCTGCCCTAACAGGTTAACCAATTGGCTAGCCGTTTGGGATGCCATGTTTAATTGCGCATTGTAGTACTCCTTTTTCCGTTCCTCTTTTAGAATGTCGTACCGTTGTTCAATCGCCGCCGTGTCCGCGCCTATGGCTTCGGCGTTCGCGATCTCCGCTGCTTTCTGTGCGTCTAGTCTCGCTAACTGCGACTCGAGATCGTTAGCGGCTAGTGCATCGTTTAACATGCGCTGATTCTCCAGGTCTAGGGCTTTACGGTTCTTCTCTTGCTCGGCACGTGCGGCGTTGTCGTCCGCTACCATTTGCGCAAACTCTAGGTTGATGGCTCGTACATTATTGTTGTATTCCTGCTCGCCTATAAGGTTCTGCTCGCGGCGGTACTTCTCCATTGCCAACCGTTCGTCAATAACGCGTTTCTGTTCCTCTAGCGTAGCTTGTCCGCCCGCTACTTCTTTCTCGGCTATGTCTAATTGTAGAGCTGTTACGGCTTCCCCGTATTGCTTCAAAATTAGATCCTGTTGGGCTTTCCGTTCGTCCGCCGCTTTCTTCTCCGCGTCTGCTATTGCCTTTATCCTGTCCTCTTCCGCCTTCTTCTTTGCGTCTGCCGCCGCTTTGGCTGCCGCCGCCCGTTTGGCGTTTTCTTGGTTCTCGATACCCGATATCTGCCCGATAATTTCCTTTTCCTGCGTGGCATATTTCGCCTTTGCCTCATCAAGTGCCGCTAGCGCTTCTTGTTCCTTCCGGGCATCCTCGGCGCTTGTATATGATAAAGAGTTTTGTGCCGCGATTTGCTTGTACTTCGCTTCTAGTATATCGAGTTCAGACTTTTTAAGTTCCTGTAACTTCGCCTGCGCTGCCTGTAACGCATCCTGCCTTTCCTTCGCTGACTTCGTTTGATCCGCCGCGATGTTCTTTAGTTCTTCCATCTCGCGGCGCATCTGCGCCATCGGTACGAGTGCGTCCGTCTCCGCTTGGTAAATGCGCTGCGTCTCCTTCTCTAGTTGTGCGGCGGCGTCGGCTGCCTTCTTCGTTTCCTCGGATATTAGCCCTAGATTGTCCAATAGCCAAACAACGCCCTTAGATATGTTTTCTAGAACCCATGCCACGCCCTTGAACAATCCTGTTATCCAATCTAACAGCCTTTCAAATATCACCTTGAACGGGGCAAAAGCCGCTTTCAGTGACGTGGATAGCTCGGTATTGCGGTTCATCAACTTTTCAATGGTAGACATAAGGAGAAGAATAACCGACACGACCAACATAATAGGGTTCGCTTTTAACGCGGCGTTGAACGCCTGTACCCCGCCGATACTTGACTTAAGCCCGCCTACCATTGCGCCCGTAGCGCCTGTCAGTCCGTTTGTCTGCAAGATACCCTCTTTCACACCTTCGGCGTAGTTACCCACGTTCCGGCGGTTATCCCCGATAGAACTTTCTAGGGTCTTTAACTTATCTGATAGGGCTTTAGTGGACTCCGAAAGGTTTATGCCCGCTTCACTCGTAGTCCGCTCGGCTTCTGACATCTTGTTCAGTTCCGCCGTGTTCAGAGCCAATTGCGCACGCAGTGCATTAACGCTCGTAGCCTGCGAGTCTAACAGCGTCTTTGTGCTCTTTACTTCCGCGTTGTTCTGCTGCTGTGCCTTCGTTGTGTCTAACAGCGCCTTTTGAATTTCTATTTGTGCCCGTTGGGACTTCTTTGCGGCTGCTTCGTACTTTTCTTGTGATACGAGTCCGTCCGCATAGTTTTGGTTGAGGGTCTGCATTGCCTTCTGTTCCGTGGCATATGCGGCTTGTAAGTCCTTCTTTGTCTTTGCTAGTGCTATGCTCTTCGCAATTAAGGCGTCTAGTCCTTTCTCGGCTTCACTCGTGCCGAAATTGAGATCTAATAATGTAACTTGGTCTGCCATATTAAGCTATTTTTAATTTGTACAAAGTCAGTTTGCAGTCTCCCTTCGATACGTCGTACTCGTTTAACGCTTTCAGATAGAAGTAACCGCCCAACTGCGAAAAGTAATACGCCCTGTCTAACCGAAGGTTCTGAATATCGGGGAATCTTAAGTTAGCCTTAATCTTCACCTGGACACGGGGAGAAAACAGATCAAAGTGCCTGTTAATATACCTGTAATAAGTATTACGCAGCGATGTTGTGTATCGTGTCGAAGGTGTGCCACCGTTGAACACGTCAGCGAACGCAACGCGCGGGTACTGAAACATTCCGCTCGACGGGTAATACGGGATACCACTTTTGAACGCCTCTTTTACAGGTTGCAGTGTACCCGCCCCGCCCGCATAACTGAAAACCCTATCAGACAATGAGCATATGTATTGATCGGCGAACTCGTCCGGTATTTCTACGCCGTCCAATCCGGCGAACTTGTCCGACCAATCTATTATATAATCGGCTTTATCGCTCTTGTTGTCCCTTATACTAGGGTGTATTATCGGCTCGATGGCCAACACGCCATCACGGTATATCCTTCGCCATTGGAAGGCGGTGCAAAAGTCATCTATTATTTTCTTCGCGTCGCGGTACGGGAAGTCTATTAACACGCCCTGTACGGCGTTGAATTGCGGCTGTATCGAAGCGTCATATATGCATTGCCCGCTGCCCGTTTGGAACACCTCGTTAGGCGCGTAACCGTCGGGAAATTTAAAGTAATCATTACGCTCTACCCCTCCGATAGTGGCAACCAATTCTAAATATTTGTCTACCTTCGGGTATACGGTTAGATCGAAGTTTGTAGGCGTGTTATAGATCCATACGTTAGGCGTTATGCTTCCATAATATGACATAGCGCGCCCTAAATGGGAAGAGTTCCCCCTAATAGTTATAGTAGGTTTGGTTATGTTGGGATCAGCCCCTAAATATTGCACTATCATGTAAAACTGCGTATCCTCGCCCGAACGTATGAGGAATCCGGCGGGCGCTCCTCCTGCCCTGTTCGGGAATTCGTCCGACATTAGATACTTCATTGCGTCGTCCATAACTAGTTCGGCAACGGGCGCATATATGTACCCCCCGCGACCCTTAGCCGACTCCTTCGGTATAAGTTGTACATTCCCGTTAGCTACATTTGCCTGCCATGACAGCGAACCTGTATTAAGGATAATAGAAGGGCGTAGAATATCGGAATTTGCCGGGGAGACTCCCGTGTTATATACGGGTCGGCATAGCGGAAGATCGTATTGCGGGAAGTTGAAATAATCCCTAATAAGATTCGCTACGTCTATGGCGCGGCGCGATCTCCCCTCATCGGTTACTGACGCAGATTTTAGAGGCTTGCTTATCGGTCTAGATACGTCCGCCCATTTCTCGGCGTCCTCTATAAGGTTGATAGAATATTCCTCGGGTGTGGCAGACACGCGGGCGTAGAATTTTACGGGCTTGTTCGATACCCAACCGTAATACGAAAACGGTACTGTTCTTATTGTGAGTTCGGCTTCGTAAAATGCGCAATTGTGCAACGCCTTGTTCATCCCCTTGAACGTCGCATCATTCGCGGGCGTTCTCGGCGCTTTCAGCGTGGCACTAAAGGCAACGCTATCCCCCGTAATCGTGACGGGGGATACGTTAGTAATTGACAGTTTAACGCTAGAATCTTCTAGACCTTCGATAATGTTTCCGTTAATCTTTAATTGCGTTATATTCATACAGGTTTAATTATGGTTGATTTACTAATACGGAGGCGGCTTTTTCCGCCCCGTTGACGGCGAAACGGATATACCCCCCGCGTAGGTTTCCGGTATTATTAACGTCCAAAGATACAATAATATCGTGACATCCCGCCGCACCGGACGTAGGAAATACATTCAACCATGAAACCGAAGGAGACGCCGACCAATCGCCTACGCTTACAATACGTATTACCGCTTTACGGGTAGCATCCGCCGATATATCTACGGGGTCTACCATAGCGTCGGGTACGCCCATCGGCGATTCCTGTATAAACCCCTTCAAAAGGCTATCACCGCTAGACTGTGACGTTATGCGGAAAGACGCCATACGGGGGTAAATCTCGGGATTCTGCGCCGCCAACAGGTGGAAATCTTCCGCCGGATTAGCCGTTCCCGTTTCCGGTGATATGTTTATAACCGTAGGGGAATGATTTTCGAGCGTCCACGGATGCGCCGCGTTCAGCTCGAAGGTGCCGCCATATCTCCCCGCCGGAAGGATAATAGGCAGATCGGGCGTGAATACGAACGGGGTAGCCTTCTCACTCTGCGATATTATTATAGTCGCTACACCCCCCGAATCTAAGCCCCCTATCTCGATAATTCCGATACGTTGTGCGGGCGGCGTTACTGTGTTGGCGATACATGCCACGCTCAACGTGAACGTACCTGCGTCGCCGCTTGAGGGGGCTATGCTACACCACGGGTCATTGTATGACATCGCCCACGGTTCGGACGCTACTAGTTGTACCGTCTTTATCTCGGCGCTTGATGGGAAACTTAGATTGTTCGGCGTCAGCGCTAAAGATTCGGGCGCTAATTCCCCGCTCTGCGTAACGGTGTGGGATGCGGACGCACTGCCGCCCAATTGACGAATGACAATAGTACCGCTACGTTGCCCCCCTGCATTCTCGGACGCCTTGAATATCACGTTTGTAGTTCCTATACCTATTTTCCCATCTTCGGGGAAAAAGGGTGTACACCAACTAGGGTATGACTCTATGCGGGCGTTAACGTTAGAAGTGATCTTATACATGAACGCCTGACTGACTTTAGATATGTTGGACGTTTTTACGCTCTGCGTAATTACTGCGGGCGCGGGTGCGGGCAAATGCGGCAGGCCTACTGTTACGTAGTTATCTTGCAGTGTTGTCGTGCGGAACTTCACCTGCTGACGGTAAACACGGTCGTTCCCGTTCCATCGTGCACCCGTATCGCCCACAACGTCTAGGCGGAACTCTTTCTGCAAGGGTTGCATAATACCGTCAATGTTTATCATCGCTAAGATGTTTGAGGACGCCAACAACTGTTGGTATACGGTATATTTTTCTTTCGAGTATTCCAGGTTAACGGTTATTTCCGCCTGTTCCGTAACACCTCCGCAACCTCTAAGGTATGTAAACTTATTGCTCCAAAAGAATGATTTGAACGCGTCCCAATACCACTGCCCGTTGTGCATGTTCCACCGGATACGCAGTGCGCACCATAAGGAGTCATCATTAACGGAATCATCCCAAAGACGATCCTCGTAGTTTACTTCATACGTCCCGCCGGGTTTAGGGTAATCCGATATCACTAGTTTTTTCACATTAGAGATATCTACCGTCTTTCCGCTCGTAATGGTAACGGGCATCGTGTCTCCGCCTTGATACCCCGTGACGGGCGTAGCTACGCACGGGTAGACCTTGTTAAGCTGTCCCAATACAAACAGATCCGACGATATTGGGGGGATTCTAGGCTTAGGCGGTTGCGGCAAGGCTTCTTCAACCCCTTGCATCTGCCCGAATGTCATATCAGCGTTAACCACGGGGATCTGAATCTTTGCACCATTGTATTGTGATTCTATCCTAATAGCGTAGGTATCTCCTTTAAATGATCCGCTACGGTCATATGTGGGAAACAGTACGCTAGTGTATGACAAGTCAACCGTTACGGGTGTGGCGGAATATGGGAGTGTTAGTGTATGCTCTGCCTTTGGCGCGCCGCTTCCGGTAAGACGCCATAAATACAGGGTAACACCGTACCTCGCGTCCATCGTTATTTCAATCTCCATCGGTCTAGTAGACCATACGGGGAGCACTCCGCCATACACGGTAGGTGTACCCGTCGAAGCTACTATTGTCTCATATGATACAGGAATATAAATCAGCATTATTTAATATTTAAAGTGTCAATAATCGCGTAACGTATTATAGTTACGATTTCGCTCTGCAATTTAAGAACCCTCGCGGGGTTCAGCACGTCAGACACAACGCCTCCGGGGTTGTGTTCGTTCGGGACTTTTATACCTTCTTCGCCTATCTTCTTCGCGATCGGGTACGCGGCTTCTAGCGGGATGTTAGCGCCCATCTTGTTTTTAGCTATAATCCAATCACGGATGATCGCAACGGGCGGGCGTCTGCCTGCCACCCTTCCGCCTTCCATCGCCCCGACGTATCGCGGTGCGGTTATCTTGGCGTTGTTGCCGTTCATCTCTAGTTTAAGGTTTTCGGCGAAGTTGCCGGAAGCCTTCAACCCCTTTGCAATGTAGGATGCTTCTATATCATCCCGCAATTTGGTTAGCAACACTTCTATCTGAATAGTCGGGTTAACTGCCATATCTTAATTATCTGTTAATGTGAAAGTTATTTCCCATCCCGACTTTTGAGAGTCGTATATGTTTTCCCGTTTCACGATCCGTGACAGCGACACGCCGAACTCGCAAACAACCTCCTTAGAGATGGACTCTATAACGTTGAACGTCCGTTCTAGCACGTCCAATTCCGCCGCTAGATCCTTCATGTAGTGAGACGTTCCCAACACCTGTATCAGTACGTCAAGTCCTAAAGGATCGGCGGATACTTCACCGTACACCCGTGAACCGCCCGGCACGTCCCAAAAGATGAAATCCCCTGTGATAGCGTTCGCCTGGTGGTTGCGCACGTACTCGTCACCGAAATAGGCGGGAAGCCCCGCCCGGGCTGCCCACTTATCTACTGCTGTCAGTACATCGCTAAAAGTCATATTGCGTCTTTACGTTGTTATCGTATTGCGGTGCATCCTGCGAGTCAATTACACGTTTGCCCGTCCACACCTTTGTAGCGGTCTGCCTGTAATTCCCCGTTAGAGTTATGTGCCCCACGGCTGTAAGGTTGCCGGATTCTACGCGGGCATCTCCGTTCATTACTAGTAACCCTCTACATGCTGCCAATAAGGTACAACTGGACGCCACAAACGAGTTACCGCGCATCACAAAACCGCTACGTGTACTGCTTGATCCTTTGAACTCGGCGTTGTTCGCCATCGTGATATTATAGAAGGTCTTGGAAGTGTTCAGCGTACCCGAAAATACGGCTTTATCTCTCATATCAAGCAAGGACACGCCCGCGTCTGCCGCCGATACCAAAGGACTGAAAACGGCGTTGTCTTTCATGTACGCCGCCCCTTCAATCGGCATCGGCGCGGTTAACGCTGTGGGCGCTTCTATTACGCTGTTACCGCCGAAGTAGCCCGTTCCCGTTACGCTCGTATCTATCAACGTGGCGTTATCCTCTACGCGTACGTTCCCCGCGATATTAAGGACGGATTCTTTCGTGTTAACGATCTTGCAACCGTTGTACGTTGTGACGGTTACGCCTGCTATGTCTTCCGGTGTGATTGCCGCGCCTGATGTTTTGACAAATCTAAGGAATGCCTTGCATCTCGTCAACCCTTGTCCGGTCACGTTCGTAGTACTACCCGCCGAAATCGCCTGTGTGCTGGCTATTACATTGTTAGCGTTTGTGAAGAACATAATGCCCGAAATGTCCGACGGTACATTGTTCACGGTCAGCCCCTTAGAACCTTTAATCGGAAAAGGAACGGGAACGCAGACAGTTGTAGAACTGCTAATCACCCCTGTTATCTCAGATCCTGGGGCTGAGGTATTAAAGCTACCTTGCACCGCAACCCTAGCAACGTCTATTGTCCTAGTTTTGGGCTTCTTCACTGCGTTACCTATTACGTTCGCGCCTGTGAATGTAATAATGCCATTCAAATATGCGTCGGCGTAAATGGTAGTGTTGTATGTTGATCCGCCGCCCGGTATATTCAAAGACTTAATATTTTCGTGACTTTCTACCAAAGCCCCTATAAATCCCTCTGACGTATCGTGCAAACGATACATACCGTTAACGTTTGAGCTAACCATAGTGTACCCATTTACGGTTAATTTTCCCAAATCCGCCGTAGCAAGATCGAAGTTAACGTCTATGTACGTGTTATTGATCAATGGTTGGTTAACAATGCTCGCCTTATTCATGTTACAACGGATGAACACTAACGGTGTATTAGTGGCTTTTACCGTTCCCGCCGGAATGTTTGCGCCATCCATAACGAAATTATCGCAGTCGGTCGCCTGTATAATTGTACGTGATTTCAAAGGCTTAACCCATGAAAACGCCTCCCAAACAAGGTTTTTTACATTCTTGTATACACCTAGTACGGACACGTCATCCGCACCCATATTAACCGTAGCGGACGTATTGATTAGATCACATACAAGACTTAACCGGGGTGTTCCACCCGTCCGGTTAACCTGCAAGGTTGAACCCTCAATGTTCGTAACGTAGCTCTGATAATCACCGGAAGCGCCAATATGGACGTAACCAGTATTGGGCGACGTAACAGTTATGTGCGAATCCACGATGTTAAGAGTTGCCTCCGCATAACCTTGGAATGTAATGGCGGCTGCCGTTACGTCCGCCGGAACTATGGCAGATAACGGGCTTTTCATCACACTGATGTACGCATAAGCGTGTGCGCCTGCCGGAACGGTTACCTCTGTTGAAACGTTCCCCGAATTATATGCAACAATTCCATCGGCATCTGCTGCTATGACCCTTATAGAATATCCGGGGGCGGGCGCGGGTACCGTCCGCGCCCCGCCCCCGGTAAACGTCCGTTCCGTTGACCGTATTTGATCCGGAGCCGCTACCTTTGTTAGGGGTTGCCCTGCTGATCCGCTCCACCCTCCTTGTTCCATTTTATCAGGCGTCAACGGGCTAGCACCAAGGAGTCCAACAGCAAATGATAATCCCCCATTGGCGTCTAGTGAAGAAGTGCCGAAGATGTTAACAAACGGGGATCCACTCAGGTTAACGTCTACGATGTCAACCACTGAATCACCGCCCACCCTTACCAACGGGTTATTCAAACGTCCGCTAAAGATCCAACACGCGCCGTCCTGTGACAGTGTGCGTTCATCAAATACCGCGCCGCCTACATCTCCCGCGTTTACCTGTCTGCCTTGTACTACCCATGAACGCAAGGCGCGAACGCGGTTAACGCCGCCGACATTTACAATTTCATACTTTCTACTCATAATTATTTGTTATAATGTTTCTTCATCTCCGCCTTTTGTTTCTCGTTCTCTTCGTGCCGTTTGGATATAGCCAAAACCGCATCTAGATAGTTCTCGCGCTTCGCTTCTTGTACTGTGCAATTGAAAAGCTCGGCGGTTGCCTGTAACAAAGTAAGTACGTTTTTCGCTATCTTTATTTCGTCCTCTTCGGGCGTGGCGTCCTGTGTTGCGAAAGGGAATAACCTTTGCTCTAGCTTATCCGCCATCTCTATTTGCGTCTTCACGTACTTGCTTGTGCTTAACAGGTGGTAGACGTTATCCGGTGCGTACTCGGCAGGCCGCCCTTCTAAGGGGGTGCACCACTTCGTAACTATCTCGGTTGCTGTCTCGGCTCGGCGGGTCTCGATAACCTGCCACAACGTGACGTGCTCCAATGCTGGGATCCGGTATACTAGTTTACCTTTAAAAGTTACTAAGGGGCTAGCTTGTACGTAGTTCGCCACCGCATTAAGTGCTGCCGCTTGGTCGGAAGTAAGCGCCCCTTTGTAACTCGGGTGCAAGTTACAAATAAATTTCAATTGCGCGGCGTTATTACGCCTACAAAGTGCATACCACATGCGGCGGAAAACGTTTTTAATGCGTCCGCGCCATGTCTTTTTGCCTTCCAACAGGATCAAATCTTCGATACTCTTAAACTTCATAACGTTATGATTTTAAATTGTTTATTATTCTTTCGCTGCTTTAGGTCTGTATTTCCGTATCAGATAGTCAACGCCGTAGCGGATGGCATCCCATGCGTGGTTGTATGCGTCTATCGGTTCGCTTGTAAACGTGTCTGTCATTTCATCCTTGACGAACGTATAGTTGTCGGCTTCATCCAACACGTCTACACTGCGTTTCGTTACATGCAGCTTGAACTGCTTCACCTGGGCGATACCCGCTTTAATAGATCCGCGCCCCTTAACGCACGGGATTGTCTTGCACCCCTGTCTGCGTAGCTCTATGATGCTCTTCTGTTCCGCATTATCGCACACGGTTGTAACGTTCGCTAGTCCTTCGAGTTTCAGAGCGTCGGAAATGTCCTTGTTCAACATTCCGGTACTGTATATCTTTTGATCCAAATACAAGTCCCAACCGTGCATCACTATTTCAATTGCGGCGGTCGGATCGTTGGAGAATCCGAAGTCCAGCCCTACTACGCGTTTTGCGTCCTCTCCTTCAAACTTCGGCATCTCGTCTATAACTTCTATCGCCGGATATACCAAACCCTCTAGACCGCCCGTTAAACCCTCTCCATAGACGCGCCACCAATTGGCATCGCCCTTGTTGTTCTCTATGGCGGCTATCTGCGCGCTCGTCAAGTACGGGTTATCCTTGTACGTGCTGTGTATGGTTACGTACTTGTCTCCTACAAAATCGGTCTCACCCCAAAATTTTCGCACGGGGTTGAAGTCGATAATAACCTTAAGCGTCGTGCGGACGTCCAACTGCCTAAAGATCTCGCGGGGTAACCGTTGCGCTTCATTGACGAAGAGGATATCACGTGCCGCGCCGTGAACCTTCGCCGCGTTGTCAGCCCCGAAGAATTCGATCATTACGCCGGGCTTCACCGTGTACACTGAATCGGTTTTGTTCATCGCGTCTTCGTCCCACACACCCTCGGTTATAAGCATGTTCTTAAAGTCACGCAGCATTCCGCGCTTCACGGCGGGGAACGTATCAGTTACGCACGATATCAGCAAAGGTTCTTCGCTCTCGCGTGCCACGAGATACAACAGTTGCAACACGCTCCATGTCTTTGAGGAACGGGTGCCGCCCTTGCTTGCAATACCTCTAACGTTGGTATCAAGGAAAGGCTCTATCATCTTGTCGAATACGTGTGTACACTTCATCACTCTTTCTCCTTATCCTTGTGCGTCTGCTTGAACGCCTTTAGCTGATTAACCTTTTCCGTTGTACGGGGGCTTATCACCTCAACGGTCAGACCGCCGGAAATCGCCTTGCCGTCGGAAGTGTAGTCCATGTTGGTTTTGAATCCCCGCAACTTCGCTACGTACGTGCCGTCTACGAGTTGAGCTGCCGCGCCCCTATCCATGTCGTCGGCTATTGAGTTCTTGATTTTCTCGATCACTTCGATGAACGCCGTAGAAGCGTCTAAACCGAACTCTTTAAAATCCGATTCGTGCCGTGCCTTCTCGCGGTCCAGGTAGTTAGACGGCGCGCCAATAAAGCTCGTGAACTCTTCAACGGTCAGAAGGTGTTTGCGGGGGATCTGTATGATCTGCCCGGCGAAGTTTCCCGACTTGATCGCCTCAGTCGTGTAAACCGGATGCTCATCCGCCCAACGTTTGTAATCTTTGAAGGCGTTAAGCAGCTCAATCGGATTCTCCCATATCGGGGAACGTCCCCAACGTTTGGCGCACAAGTCGATTATGTCGCCGTGCTCGCTCGCCCGTGGATTATTGGAACACGCGGGCGCAACACCCTGCGTCTTTCCGCTCTCGCCTTTGGCCGCATTTTCAACGGCTAATTTTAAGCCGTTTTCCCGCCCTTTCTCCTGCAAAAGGTATTCTTCCCTATATTGAACGGGTAAAGTTTCAATTAGGGCCGCTATTTGCCCTCTAATCGCGTCTACCGTCTCATGGTCTCCCTCTGCTGCCGCCTTATCCTGTGCGGCTCTCAATAATCGTATGTTTTTTCTCGGTGTACCTGCCATATTTTCAATGTTAGTTTATGCAAATATAGGCGTTTCATTTATCATTACACCGTAAGACGCCTACGATTTGGTGTAATAGAAGTGTAATAGATGTCTTTTTACGCCTAACGTTCAATGAATCAGCGAGTTACGGGCAATGTAATAGATGTCGGGGTATTTTCCCTATAACTTATAAATCGTAAAATCACAAATGTGATTATTATATATTAACATATACGTTAATATACATAAACCTATATTCCTATATATTCATATTATAGTTTCATTATGTTTATCTATTACATCTATTACACTACATATAACATATTGATATTCATAGTAGTTAAGCGTAATTTTGATGTGTAATAGATGGTGTAATAGATGTCTCGGCACTATTACACTTTTGCCTGTTTTTGCCACTTTCGGAACGTTCCGCGCCTTCAATTTCTGAGAAGTCCGCCGTACAAAACGGAAAAAGTCGTACACCGATTAAAAACCGATATACGACTAAACCCCCATATTTGTAAAATCTTTTAAAATTCTTCTTCTAAAATCAGACCAAACCTAATTTTCCAATCTTGCAAAATTACTCCGCGCTTGTATTTTTCCGGTGTTTCGATCCGTTCCCATCGCAAAATTTTTCTGTCCCACCCATCCAACGAGTACGTTCCATCGGCATAACAATTCACGCGAAACAGCTTATTTACTAAATATTTATTTACAAACAGCTCCTTTTCGCGCCCCGCAACTATTACCCGTGGTATATCCAAATTATCGAATTTCTGAAAGCGCCTTTTATCCTGTGATATGAACATAAGGTTTTCAATAGTGGGTCGCCCGTTCGGGTTTACCCTTGTATTGCGGTCGTCCCTCGCTGTCCTTATCGCTTCCGTAAATCTGCGGAACACGTTCACCATTTTATAAGCGTCCACGGCGTGATATATTCCGTATGATTTGGTATTTCCCAACTGTTTCACGGGTACATTGTTTTCCCTTAAGAATTTTAGAAGGAAAAACGCGCGGACATTTAGGAACGCCGCTAGTTCCTGGACAATGAAAGCATCATCCGGCATTATGTGCGTTTTACCGTTCTTAATGTAATACTCCGGCGAGTCCTTCACCGTTTGACGCTTCGCGGGTTTCCGTCTCTTTGCTACGTCCGCCCGGGTTATCTTTGTGCTACTCATAACGTTGCCCACAATATAAGTTTAAAACCCGCGTACGCAATTACGCCGCCCACTCCCCAAATAACTAACAGGAACGCCAGTACCCGTACAAGGCAACCGTAAAAATCTCCCGTTTCTAAAGGCTTAATCAGCCACTTCTTAAACTGTTTTCTCATTGCTGTAATGCTTTTCTAATTTCACTTAATAATGCGTATAACTCCGTGCGGCTCACTGTAAGGTACATAGTACTTTCTGGTTTGCTCAACATGAACGTATCGCCCTTCCCTACTTTCTGTATCGTGACGCGCTTCGCCTGTTTATCGGCGTGCGCCTTCTTTATGCGCTCGGTACTTTCTTCCATGCGCCTAACTACTTCTTCCCAATCTGCCATTATATTATTAGTTTTACTAGTTCCATAACAAGGTAGTCCAAACCTAACAGGCGCATAACGCCCCATCCGATAAGACCTCCCACACATGTAAGAATGTAATCTATGAAGTCCGGTTTGCCGCCCCAAAGTTTATCCTTGAACTCCATCCCGACCGCTAGCCCTACGGTGAACTCCCAACCTAGAACCACTCCGCACGGGATCGCATATACTAAATGCTTCCAACGGTTGGACGCTTTCCACCAATCAAGCGCACGGCGCATCAGTCCTTTGCGCTTCGGATCGGCTTCGGATCGGCTTCGGATCGGCTTCGGATCGGCTTCCGTCCGGGTTACTACTTCAGCTTCTATCTTTCCCATGAACGGAACGAACGCCCTACCCTCTTCGTCCCGCATCATTTTGAACCACGGAGATATGAATTCAATCGGTTCGTAATCGTGCGACTTGATGCCGCATATTGCTGTACGCTCACCCATATAGGTGTATTTCTTCCCATCCGGTAACATTACTGTGTCACCTACCTTGTAATCTGTTGTTTTCATACGCTGTATTTTTTAATCAAGTCTTTTACTGCAGACATTAACCCGTCCTGTGTGGCTGCCTTCCCCGAAAGGGCGGCTATTACTTTCTCGTCTATCGTTCCGCGCGCCACAATGTGATGCACGAAGACCCCGCTGCGTTGTCCCTGTCTCCATAGCCGGGCATTGAACTGTTGGTAAAGTTCCAACGACCATGTAACGCCGAACCATATTATACGGTTGCCGCCCTTCTGCATGTTAAGACCGTGCCCCGCGCTAGCCGGGTGGGTAACTAACACGGGTATCTCTCCGTTGTTCCACCGTCTCACACTATCTACCCCTTCTAGGGCTTCTGCCCCGTAGTCCTTGAGGGCGTCCAATATCCGATCTTTCTCATGTTGGAAGTTGTACGCCACTAGCACGGGCGACCCGTTCGCGGCTTCTATCATCTCTACCAACGTCTCTAGCTTCTCGTTGTGGACCCCGTGCACCTGTCGATCCGCATCATAGATCGCACCGCCCGCGAACTGCAAGAGCTTGTTTGATAAGGCAGCAGCACTTAACGCTGTGATCTCTTCTTCCTGCATAAGTTGAAGTACTTGATCTTCTTCAAACTTATCGTATTGCTTCTTCACCTTTGGCGATAACTCTACGTAGTTGTTGATGTATGTAAGTTCCGGCATATCCAGGAAGTCAAGCGCTTTCATTGATAAAGTAATGTCGGCTATCTTCTCGCTTAACACGTTCTCCGTAGTGGGAAGCGGCTTGTACTCGTATATAATACCGCCGTTCTGTGCCCCCGGTCGGAAATAGTTGGCACGGTAATCCGTGATCGTCTTCCCCAACCGTACACCCCCGTCGACTAAATACATTTGTGCCCATAGGTCTATAAGCCCGTTCGGCGCGGGCGTTCCTGTCAGACCGACAACCCTGTTACAGCTACGGCGGATAATCTTCGCCGCTTTAAAGCGTTTTGATTGGTGATTCTTGAAAGAGCTAAGCTCGTCCAATACTATCATATCATAAGGGACTTTAGACCCGCCCCACATTTGCAGAAGCCAAACAAGGTTATCACGGCTCACCGTGTAAATGTCTGCGTCAGCACGGGCGGCGGCTTCCCGTTGCTTCGCCGTTCCCTTTATGACTGATACACGCAACCCGTTAAGGTGCTGCCAATTCTCCACCTCATCGCCCCAGGTCATTTCGGCGACCCTCTTTGGGGCTACTATCAGAACCTTAGACACTTCGAAGAAGTTGATTAGGTCTACTATCGCCGTCAGCGTGCTAACCGTCTTTCCCAAACCCATATCAAGGAACAAGGCACTTTCGGGGTGTTCCTTGATATGTTCTACGGCGGTGCGCTGATACGCATGTAAATTGTTACGGTCTAACATCATCCAATATCTTATAGTAAACGCTAATCCCGTCCTCTCGTGAAAACGCCAAGCATTTATTAAAATCACGCGCGCACGGGTATAAAACACAATCGCGGCACGAAAATGGTAACTTACATTCGCGGCACTCAGCTACTACGCCGTTGTATTGGAAGCGCTCGTATATCGCATACTCTTTGTCGGGGTCATGCGGGGGATATTCCTTTGCGTTATCCTTTGCGTTATCCTTCGCCATGTCTACGAGTCTGAAACATACGGAAAGCCCGTCGGGGCGTTCGCCACTCGCGCAACTCGATGAACAATGGACATTAAAAAATTCGTTCATAAAGCAACAATTCATGCACGCGCAACTACTTTCTACCACCTCTACCACCTCTATCACTTTACCGTTTAATTCTAGTCTTTCGCCCAGCTTGTAGTATTTCCTATAATTATACTTTTTCATAATCCTATCTCCTTCATATAAGCATTATTGCAAAACTCGTTCAACGTTAACCGACTAGGGAAGCACTTTAGAACCCCTTCGATTACGTCCATCTCATCGGTAAACTCGCCTTTAATCCCTAGAAGCTCCTTAAGGGCTTTAACCTTGTCTGCCTTGAATACCTCCTCCTTGTAAGTTTCTGTCATCGCTTCGGTATCTATGAAGTCGTCCGCGTTCATCCGGTTCAGTTCCCGGCGGGTGTGTTCCCGGCGTATTATCTTGTCGGGGACTTCCGATATTAGATACTGTTGCAAGTTCTCCGGCAGCGCCTTTATAGCTTCTCCTATGGTGTACCCTTCGGCGGGCGTTCCGTTCGCCATCTTCGTAACTACATCAACAAATAGTTTGATGCGGTCTACTTTCAGTTTCTTATTAAAATCTACCATTGCAGAAATATTATATCGTTATACGGTACGTCCGCCATGCGGCAGTTAATGTTAGTCTCCCCGTTCACGTATGCCACGTTCGGGTTTAGATCCGTTAGGCGGTATCCCCATTCTGCGCCTGTGCGCACAACAAACGATGCATTATTCGGGTCATGCCCGACTAGCCACCCGGTGAACTGCCGCCCGTCACGATTGAATACTACCTCCTTGCCTTCGAATTGATTAAAACATATTATTGGGCTACGTCCATCTTTGCAGAAAGGTTTTGTCTGGCGGTCCGTCGTTGCTAGATTATAAGAGCCGTTATACAGTACGCTGTTTAATTCCTTCATACGCATTTTCCTGGTCTCTGATTTGTCCCCCTTAGATATTTTAACGGTAAGGTTTACACCTTCTTTCATGCCTTCCACGCTTACAAGGTTTCCGGCTTTATTTACATATATCTCCATACTTCTATTATTTATTGATTGCTTCTACCATTTTGTTGAGTTCTCCCCTTGACACGTTCCCGTGGAACTGTCCGTGATGGCTACGTATAACCCACACGGCGTTGAACTTGTTATAAAACGCATCATTGTCGGTCGGGTTGTTAAGTTTCACTATCTCGCCTTTGCTCGGCTTGTACTCTGCTAGACCGGATAACGTTACGGCGGCTTTCTCTGCGTCCCCTAAGGCTATTGTTAACTCATAGCTTGATACGTTGGAACTCAACATTACTAACTGATACGTTACTGCCCCATCCTTCGTAGACTTTTGGAGTTTGCACGTACCCATGCGGAACGATTTGATAGTTTCTACTTTTCCCGTTGCAGAAGTGATTTGCGCCATCGCGCTAACTGTGATAAACAACACTGCTAAAATGCTTACTAACTTCTTCATGATCTTTTGGTTTTTGTGGGCGGTGTTACCCGCCCGGTTTATTAATTCAAATTTAATCTTTTGTTTCTAATATCGTTCAACTCCTCCGCTTTTGCTATGGCGGCGGCTTCTGAAACTTCTAAGGATTCCATACTTTTATCGTATCCATTAATTACGGCGTAATATCCTTTTCTAACTGGCTTAACGTAAAACTCGTTTTTGCTGTGGCTCTTTAAATAAGATTGAACTTTCATAACTGTAAATTTTTAAATTGGTTTTAATTAATATATAATATCCACTGAATAAAGCTGATAGCCTTCGTTTTCTGATAAAACAGAACTTACTGCCTTTTTCTTTGATGTGTTATTTACATTC